GGAACTTCGTATGGCGATGAATTAAGTTTTGCTATTCCATTAATTACAATACAAATAGGCACTCAAAAGTGGCTTACTAAAAACTCGGATATAACAAAATACAGAGATGGCACCGAAATACCTGAACACACTGGAACTAATGCAGAATGGGCAGGTTTAAAAACCGGAGCTTGGTGTTATCCAGATAACAAACTTGCAAATAATGCAACCTATGGTAAATTGTACAATTGGTATGCTGTAGCCGGTATACTTGATGAAGAATCGAATCCACCAACTGCTCTGCAAATAGCCGCTAGGAAAACATTTGCTCCTACAGGCTATCATGTGCCATCATTTGTTGAATGGGCTACTTTAACGAACTATGTAAATACACTTCCGCCTTCTGGTGATTTAGCGACTGTTGGAGGGAAAATGAAATCAACAGGAACTATACAATTAGGTACTGGTTTGTGGAACACCCCTAATATGGGAGCTACTAATAGTAGTGGTTTCTCAGGTCTTCCGGGAGGGATTCGCCACACCAGTGGAACGTTCGACTTGATTGGCACCAACGGTTTCTGGTGGAGTTCGTCAGAGTACGATACACTAAACGCCTGGAACCGCAACCTGAATTACAACTACGGCAATTTCACCAGTTACAACTACAATAAGACCTTCGGTTTCTCGGTGCGATTAATACAAGACTAAAGTAGTATTATCATATTTATAGATAACGCTTAACATTAATAAATAATTTAAAAAAAGTTAAATATATACTTTAAATGATAATCAATCTTAAACAAATAACAGTATTTGATAGTGACAATATACTTCTGGACAAAATTAATTATAATTTTGACCAGTTAATTGTTAATGGAGGAGGTCCTAAAGGATATCTAGGCCCGGATGGACTTGCAGGTGCTCAAGGGTTTGCAGGTGCTCAAGGGTTTAAAGGTCCTCAAGGTGCTCAAGGATTTCCTGGAATTACATCACCTGAAACAGAATCATATTGGATATCAATTCCTTATGGATCAGGAGTTGGGTTTGCAGGAGTTGGGTTTCGATCAACCCTATTTCCAAAAAAAGATAACAGTCTGTATTCTTCAATTATTGCGGCAGGGTATATAAGTGATGACGTTAACAATCAATATTATAATCAGCAGGCTAATAATGGAATTCCAAAATATCAATGGGTTGTAAATAGAAAAGATAATGTTTTATCTAATATAAGTCTTAAATCTGTAGATACAAATAATATATTTAATATTAAAATGTGTAATTCTGAATGTAGTCCATTGAATGACTTGTATTTAGAATTTAAAGATAATATTGGTGGAAATTCAAAATTAAATATAGAGTCAGATTCATTTGAGATTAATGACAATGTAAGCGGTGGTCTTTTATTAAAAACTGATAAAGATGGAGGAGAAATACGGGTTAATTCTACCTTTAAAGATACTGTTAGATTTAATAAACAATTAAGCGTTAAAAATTCAGGAGCAGATTTTAATAAAATTGTAACTGCTGTCGATAATACTGGACTTGTAATCTTTAAAACAGCAACAGAACTCGGAGGTGCTGTCAAAGTTGGTACAATTATTTCAATATTGCCTTCAATATATTTTAATTCCGGTAAGTTTATTAATTACCAGGAGATAAATGCAGGTATTGGAAGTCCAAATCAGAATATTCCATTACAGATAAGAATCGGCGCTGGAGCAGCGGAGTATGCCGGTTGGTACATTTGTAATGGAGAAACATGGACTAATGGAATTGTATCATTTCCATCTCCAGATACTAATGGTCTTAGTTATACAATTGTAGGAAACCCAGTTTCTCAAGATGCGTATAGTCAGGGGTTTGCAAATGTACTAAGAGCTGGAATTAGATTAATTGGAGGCTCCGAGATTGCAGTAACTGCAACTATTCCAGAAGAGAGTACAACTCCGGAGTATAATATTACTTCTGCTACAGGTAATAATACCTATAGTTTTGATAGTACTCCCGGAATAGTTCAAAATGGACTTATATTAAATTTAGATGCAAGAAATCTAAATTCATATCCAGGAACAGGGACAATGTGGATAGATTTAAGTGGTAATAACAATATTGGAACGCTTGTAAATGGACCAACCTTTGATTCTGCTAATGGTAGCATTGTGTTTAACGGAAGTAATAATCGTGTTTCTCTATCAGGACCAAAATTTACTACTATAAACAATCCTAATCCATCTCAAGAAAATAAATCAGCAACATTCAATGTTGCTCCATGGTATCCAGTCTACAATAATTTTACATACGAATTTGTATGTAAACCTACTGGTACAATAAACATAGTTGAAGAATCTGTAACAACAACAACCATTACGACAGGAACAACCAATCAGAGATATATTACAAATAATAATAAATCTACAGACGGTAAAAATAATGGAAACTTTGTGGTATCTATTGGAACTAATGCAATACAGGTTTTTGACCATGGGGACGATTATATGCCTTGTCTACTATCGCATACGGTAACTACTTCTACTACTGTAAATATAGTTATAACAGTAGTAAATAAACGACCATCATTGTATATAGATGGAATCTTTATAAAAAATGGTTTAACTTCTCCTAAAACAAAAGTAGAATTATCTGGATTAAATCCTGGTGTCTGTTCAACTGATTACCCACCATTCTCTGGTAATATTAGTATTTTTAAATATTATAATAGAACACTCTCAGCGCAAGAAGTATTACAAAACTATAAAGCAACACAAGGAAGATTTGAAACAACATACCAGGTCAAAAAACTTCCTCAAATTATTTATTTAGGAGCTGACAATTTATATTGGTCAGACTTAGGAACTGGTCAAGCTCTTACAGGAGATTATAGTCCTGCCGACTATCTATCAACGGAATATCAAACATCTTAATAAATTAATAAAAATAAAAATTTAAACTATGCCAACATACAATGAAGTACAAGCTAAAATTTTAGCTAATTTAGGAACAGGTTCTCAAATAACAGCAGAAAAGCACAGAGAAGTTGAAAACGATTTATTAAATTTTGCAAGAGATATTGCAGAAAGTCAATGGTTACCCGGAGACGTAAAAGAAGTTGATTGTAGTTCTGCGTATATCGCTATTCACTTTGAAGATGATGGTATGGGAAAAGTCGGAGGACTTAGAGAGGGCTGGGCTATTTGTAATGGCAATAATTTAACAAAAAATAGAATGGGTAGAGTTTCTGTTGGGTTTGGCTCTCTTGGTAACACAGTTTATACGATGGATATTAACGGCTCTCCAAATATAGGAGGTGCACAAACCCATGCGTTAACGGTAACTGAAATGCCACCGCATAAACATGGTTTTAGAATATATGATGCTGACGATCTAAATTGGAATTCCCAAGGAACGGTTTCGGGCGGTGTTTATAACCATCCAGTTGGAACTGATAATAATCCCGGCGGCTCCAGTTATCTTAATTACACAGATGTTAAAGTAACTGGGGGTGTCGGTTCCACTTTGGAGGGTAATAATACAGTTTCGCCTGTAGTTTCGGCGCACAATAACATGCAACCTTATATAGTTACCTTATTTATCCAAAAACTATAATAGTATGCTCTATAAAAATTAGAATATATAATCTAAATATAGATAGGTATGCCAATTAGTTTTAAACATATAAACACTCTAGATTCTGACCAGATTAAACTTGACAATGTCAATTATAATTTTGATCAGCTAGTTGCAAACGGAGGAGGACCCCGAGGAAATCAAGGTTCAATTGGGCAAACAGGACCTCAAGGAACAACAGGACCTCAAGGTTTTAATGGTCCTATTGGAATCCCCGGAGATCAAGGTACCGATCCTATCATAAATATTAACTATTGGGATAAAATTGATGCTGTTCCTAGTGGAATTGACGCTATAACTTTAGTACCCTTGCATACTTTAGCGGATCAATTTGCTCCGGTTGTAAATATTGGGTACTTAGACACAGATTCTGATTATACGTCAAAACAACCACTAGTTGAAGGAAAAACCCCATACCAATGGGCTATTAGCAGGAAACCGTATATGCCTTCTAATTTAAGATTTAAAAATAGAGAAATTAGCGATAATGGGTATGATTTTAAATTAGAAAAAGTCGGCGATTTGGATCAATTAACGATGGGATTTTCGAAATATACAGTAGAAAATAGTAACATTAGTGATATTATAGCCTATAAAACTATTTTTAAGAGTGATGATGGGAATATAGATAGTTTTAATATAAGCAGTGAATTAGCAGAGTTTAATGTTAAAACAGAATTTAATCTTCCCGTTGATATTAAACGGAATTTAATTATTCAAAATGCAGATGCAACTAATGGTAGTGTTGCAGTTGCTGAAAATGATGATGGGCTTATTAAATTTAAACGTATTGATTTGCTTAAAGGTACTGTTCCGTTTGGTACAATTGTTTCAATGTCGACTACCGTATTTACAGGTACCAGCAATTTTGTAAGTAATGAAGTAGTTGTTGGATCAGATAGTACCCCAATAGAAATAACAGTTGGTAAAGGATTAGGAATCTATTCTGGATGGTATCTTTGCAATGGAAAGGAATGGACAAATGGAAGTGGGATTAGTTATCAAGTTCCGATGTTAGGAAAATTTAACTATTCTATTCAAGATAATCCTTTTTCAATTCTTCCAAATAGTCAAGGTACTGCAATTACAAATAATACAAGTACCCATATAATAGGAGGTTCAAATATAGATGCGGTGTCATCGTTTGATTTTAACCAGTCGACTGGTTCTAGAACATATACTGTTACCGGTACTGTTAGCATGGGTGATTCTTTAACAAATTTGAGTTGTGGCTTAAACCCGGATAGTGGAACAACATTTTTGATTAAACAACTTCCTCAAATTATTTATTTAGGTAGAGATGATTTATATTGGTTTGATAAAGGAACCGGACAGGATCCTCCAATTCTATTACAATTTTTATTGGATGATGGAAATATAACTCCATCAAAATTATCCCCGAATCCTTATTCTTTAGGTATAATAAATGATCAGCCTGCTCTTTCTTCTTATTCTAGAAGCTTTCCAGTTTGGGCGCCAAATGGATATTACTGGTCGACACTTCCAGGTGTAGGAGATATTACTGGAGTTCCGGGGTATGCCACATTAAACAGTATAACTTCAAATGGTGATCCGAAGCCGACTATTATTAATATATTAATTGATATAGATTCTCACCCAGAGGATCCAGAAGAAATTTTGTTAAATATTAACACAACTGAATTTATTACCTTGAGTACTACAAGCATATCTCTTGTTAGAACGAACCCGGATAATGTAACATGTATTACTCCAACAACATTACCTATACAATATAATTTTGAAACAGGGTATACTTTTCAACTAACATATCTATCAGTTGAAGGATATGAGTTTAATACTACTCCAATAAGCAGTATTACGCAGCCGGCATCGGGAGGAGGAACTGTAACTGTTATAAGCTCATCTCTAAGTAATCAAAACAAAACTCTAATAATAAATCTTAAGTTGGATGGAATTCCACTTATTGGATATTTAACAACAATTGAATATTCTATAAACGCCGTTCTATTTCCTACAGTCGTAACAATAGGCACCCAAAAGTGGACTGTTAGAAACCTTGATGTTGTAAAGTATAGAAGTGGGATTCCAATACCTGAATGGACGGGCGATGATGCGGGATGGAACCTATTAACTACAGGCGCTTGGTGTTATCCTGTCGGTAACCCTGCAAATGGTCCTATTTATGGTAAATTATATAACGGGTATGCGGTAGGCGGGATTATTCAACAAGATACAAGAATTGCTAATCAAGATATAGCACCGGAAGGATACTATGTTCCATCCCGGGCGGAATGGAACACTCTTAATTCAGTAACAAATGGAATTCCACCAAGTGGAAACCCTGGAGGTAAATTAAAAGCAATCGGAACTATTGAAGACGGAGATGGTTTATGGAAAGAACCTAATACAGGAGCTAACAATATTACAGGGTTTACAGCGTTACCTGCAGGTTTTCGCGAAAACAATTCTATTTCAATGAAAACTGGAATCACTGCTAACTGGTGGTCTAAAGATTTCTATAATTTTCAATTAAGTTATAATTCTATAACAATGAGTAGTGTATTATCAACAAAAAGGAATGGATATGCAGTAAGATTACTAAAAGATTCAAAACCAGTACAGATTATTGGTTTTTCATGCGGGACATCTATGAATAGTATTGGCTTAAATGTAAGAGAATGGAAAATACTATTAGATCCTTTAGGTGGAACATTACTATTTGTATTTCACCCTTCGAGTGCCCCTGATAAAATGGAGATTTTACATAATGAAGTTAGAAAGGCTACAACAAGTATGTTAGCAAATAGTAATTCAGGTCCTTTTGATACTTATTATGGAAATTACATGAACAATATACCATCATCACCCCACTATATTGATCAGTTTATCGGTACCGCCACAGGCGCAGCAGGGAAAAACTTTGTACCACCACCTTCTAGAAAACTAGAACTTCTTGCCGCCACTGGTATTGACCAAACTATCAGTGCTGGCTATGAACAATTTGTTTGGTGGAAATACACTGCAAATGATTATATAATAAATAACTATGCTATTGCTAGAGGAGTAAGTGGTAGTCCGGGTTCAGGTTGGTGGCTTGAAAGAAGGTGTACATAACTTAAACTAATACAAGAATAACAAATAAAACATTTTATTGTAGAGAATAACCAAGATCAATAAAGATATATGATATATTAATTGAAATAATCATATTAACAAACTCCGATAAATATAAAATAATTATGATAGACTTTAAAAAATACATACCGACAAAACAAAATGCTATCCAATTCATAGTTTTAGCCTCGCTTGTTTTATTATTATTACACCAGTGTGATAGAAATTCAACTCTTAAACAAGACGCTGAAAATGCACAAAAAGTTGCAACCCGAAATTATAATAATCTTAAAGCCTCTCAAGATACTATTAAATTTGAAAGAAACCGGAATGGTGAATTGGTTGCGATTAAATTAGCCTATGAGTTTGATATAAATACGCTAACTGCCCAAAATAAGGAGGTTATTGCAGAGTATCAAAAAGCCCTAGGTCTTAATAAAGACCTTAAAGGTGTAAATTCTCTACTAAGAGCCGAAATTAAAGTAAAAGATTCTATAATTAATGCCCAAAGTTCAGTTGCTCAAACAAGTGATTCAACTTCTACAGTATCGATTAATGATGAAAAAAAATGGGATAAATATAATTGGAGGAAGTTTAATGGAACTGTTGACCTTTTAAGAAATAAAAAGACAAACGATATTAAAGTCCTTTCAAATAAATTTAACTTTGAGCAAGGAATTGAACTTAAGGCTGCAATTATAAACGAAGAGGGTGTTAACAAATTAAAAATCACATCACCATCTCCTGGAGTATTATTTACTAATATTGAAAATATTAATCTAGTTGACGACAAATTAAACCAAAAACTTGAAAAAAAATCAGGATGGTCGCTTGGAGTTGGTGTTGGTTATGGAATCAACCTAAATAATAATCAAGTTATTGGTATTGGTCCATCACTAAATGTAGGACTTATATGGTCTCCAAGATGGCTTAGGTTTTAAAAAATTATAGAGTAATGGCAAAATCATCAAGGTTCGTTAAATTAGACGACGACGTATTATTAGAATTCATGTATCATGACCAATCAACCCCTGATTTGGTCAAAATCGAAAATGATAATAATGGGAGTCAAATTAAGTATTTAGATACTATTGATGGAAATACAAGTGCGTCAAGATTTTTAATAAATGAGTTAGGTGAAGCGGTTGTAGAGTTTACAGTGACAATATTGAACGGCTCGGTTTTAATTAATGGATTTGCTTCAAGACAGTTATTATTAAAAAATGGAAGTACTTATAAATTTGATTTAAGTGATGCTAGTATTAATAAAAAATCAGGATTTACTATTCCTGAAGGAAGTGCGCTGCTAGTACAATCAGGAACAACATATACATATATTTATACACCGACAACTAATGGCAAATATGCGTATGAATATACAAATCTAGGAGGTACTCAATTTACTGGAGGTGAAATTCAAGTAACTAACCGTGCAAATTCCTTATTTTCAGTTCCACCTGCCGAGACCGGAAATGATATTAGAACAGGAGCAGGACAATCCGGAAGATATTACGCAGTTCCTACTGCTGAATCTAATACATGGGCACTTCTTAAAAATGGATTAGATTACTTAGATTCTGCTGAATGGACAGGAACGCGTTCATCTGATTTACAACCAGTAGATGATGGAGTTGTTCAAGTGGTATGGTACGATACTATTAAATTACATTTAAGAACCGGATATTCTTTCTATGGTAGAGGATACGATGGATTCTTATTCCAAACAAAAGTTAAAAGAAACTCTGGAATCTATAATTATTTTAATTCAACAGTTTATTTAAACCAATCAAGTTTTGAAATTCAAAACCCAAACCCATTTATATTAGGAGAATCTTCATATTCTAAGTATATTGAAATTAAGGTTCCTTCACTGGTTGATATGTATAGCGCTAATACAAATGAAGACTTTAAAAATACTTTCTTTGGAGTAACTGGAGTTAATTCAATTCCAACAACTGCAAACTATGAGTTTGATTTTAAATTAATCGATAGTGTAGTTACTCTTGGAGGTTATGATTATATTAATGTTGCTGAAGGAAAATCATTAACATTATCGCAAGAAGATGAATACACTGATATTTCAGTTAATGTTGAACATGCAACGGATGGAGACTATTTTAAAATCTATGGTACCTATAATGGAGATCAGGCAGCATTTGAAAATTATATAACAGGAAGAATTGCAACTTCTGGCGATGATATTACCCTATTTTATGAAGTTCAAGTCGCAGAACAATTAGGTCTTAATTATATTAATACCTTTAATAATACGTTTACCCAAACTTCAAATTATGATGAATCTATTGTATTCCGTCCGGTTATTATGAACTCTTCGGTTTCAAGTAATTTCTTGCTATCGGTTAATTTAAGAATTTATAACGAAACCGATAATACTCAAATCGTAAAGACAGCTTCTTTAATATATACCCAGCCTAAAAAATATGGCAAGAAATTATTAAAACTTGCCCTTAATTCTAATTTTGTGCCAAGCGTAGTATACAATACTTTACCAAATACTAGTGTTAATAGAGAACTTAATCAATTTGTAAATTCTATCCGACCTAGTGTTGGAGAAACTAAATATGTTTCAGTTGCTATAGATACATATAGAATAATGGGAGGAAGTACTCAAGTAACAGTCGATGGAGCAGAAGTAAATGACCTAACATCCATGGATTATAAAAAAGAAGGAGATGGAATTATTACGCTTTCAAAAGTTTCTGATAATTATATTAAATTTAAGATTGTTCAACCTGACGGAGACTCAATGAAAAGTGTGAGTCTTGTTAATGCAGAAGATTTAGTACTTATAATTAAAAGTGGAATAATTGAACAACAAATATCGCATGACCCTAGTTTTCCTGGAGTAGACCTAGGAGGTGGAGAAGTTTTCTTTAAAGTTCCAAAAAGTGTAGCGGTTCGATTTGACCAAAGTGATGCAAATCAAAACGCAGACAAATTTTATATTAACATAAAAAACGGAAGTACTGAATCTCTATTGTACTACGGAAACGTAAACATTATATAATGATTTTAAATAGTAGAAATAATTTATTCAATTTTAAGTTTCCTAGGACTTTTATTCCTAAAGAGGTTGCTGAAAAATATCGAAAGTATTTGAATAGAATGCCAGGTAATTTAATATCGGAACCTATAGATTTTATAAATTATTCAATACAAGGAGTTGGTATTCCAGGAATTAGTTTTGACCCGATTGAAGTTGCGCCAAATGACGGTACAATAACATATCATAGAGGTTCGATTCCAATACAGAATACTATTGATAGACAATTTAAAGTAACAATGCAGCTCTTAGACGGTTATATAAATTACTGGATTATGCAAGATACCCTGTTGTATTATTATTCAAAGTCGGTTAGAGAACCTTTTATTAATGATATTAAGCTTCAAATAATGGATGCAGAGGGGATTCACCTAATGAGCGCTGTTTTTGAAAAACCAATACTTAATTCAATTTCAGATTTGGACTTAAATATGAGTTCAAATATTGCAGAATTTACAACTTTTGACCTGAATTTTTACTATAACAAATTTAATATAATATTAGAAATAGATTAAACATGAAAACATTTTTAGATTACATAACAGAACAAGACATAACGGAGACTGAATTACAAGTCCTAAACGAGTCTCTTCAAACCGAATGGACCGAAGAACTTGAAGCTAAAGTTGACGCGGCTTTGGAGCAATTTTCAAAGACTTACAAAAATCCTGATGGAACTTATGATATTCAAGCGTTCAATGAAGAGATTACCAATGAAGGTATTTTAGGTAGTATCTTTGGTGGACTTGCAGGTTTTGCACTTGGTAAAACTGTTGGGAAAACTATCGCAAACATCCTAGGAATTCAAAGTGGTATTATGTACGACATGTTAACCTCAAGACTAGTAGGAGCCGCTCTTGGTTCTTCTCTTGGTAGTAAAATCTAAAATGAATTTTGTAACAATTGACTTTTCCTTAAATTCCCCAGGTATTTGTATCTTCTCAGAGGACAAGTACTATTTTATTGGGTATTTAAAACCAAACACAGGTACCAAAGCAGAGCAAAAACTCCAAGAGGAATTAGACTTGCTTGAAGATACCAGAATTACTCATCAACCGGATTGGACGAATAACGAGGCCTATTCTAAAAGCGAGATGATTAAAATCCAGCGACACACCCAGACTGCAAGTGATATTATTAATATGATTATTGAAATTGCAGGCGATGATTCCCATTTTGTGATTGCTTTTGAAGGCTCCTCTTACGGTTCATCTAGCGGAACAAATAATATTATTGATATGGCGGCTGGAGCAGCAATCTTAAAGATGGAACTCATGTCGAGGCTTAAAGTCAAGGATATGATGACCATCGCACCTTCGACGATTAAGAAACATGCAGGTAAGGGTAACATGAAGAAGGATGAACTTTGGGTTAAATTCTTGGATAACGTTTTAAACGATTCAGTGCTTGAAACCTCGTCACTGCTTGGATTCTGTAAGGCCAACATCGGAGAGACTAGAAAAGTCCCAAAACCTTTAGATGATTTGGTGGATGCCTATTTTCTGAACCACTTAGCCCGGACTCTATTTTACCCGGAGGCTTAAAGACTTTAGTTATATTCAACGTATGAGTTTTTGTTTCAAGAATCTTAAAAAATATTTTAAGAAGGTAACTTTATGCCTTCAGGGACAGATTTCCCTAATAAAAAAGATATATAATTCATATAGATTCTTGAAACAAAAAAGATAGTTTCTATATAATTATCATAAGTAATTAAAGGGCCCTTAAGACTTATTAAATTAAAGTTTAACTAAATTAAAGCAATTAAAGACATGGCAGATTTTGACATTTTTAATCTTGGCGTAAATGACGTCGAAACACACGAAACCCAAGCTTCATCTGGAAGCGATCTTTACAAACCTACAGCAGACGATGGTAAAGATGGAACTTATAAAGCAATGATTCGCTTTGTTCCAAACCCAACAAACCCACGAAACTCTTTAGTAAAAAAATACGTACACTGGCTAACTAATGCAAGTGGTGATGGTAAAATGGTAGATTCTCCATCGACAGTTGGAGCTCCATGCCCTATCGCAGATGTATTCTTTAAGTTACGTAAAAGTGACTCAGCAGTTGACCGTAAAATGAGTGATAAACTTAAAAGACGTGAGCAATACTTTGCACTTATTAAAATCATTAAAGACCCACAAAATCCTGAACTAGAAGGACAATACAAAGTTTTCAAATTTGGTTACAAAATCAAAGAGAAAATTGATGAGGAATTAAAACCAGCTTTTGGAGAACCAACTCAAGTATTTGACCTATTTGCAGGTAAAAACTTCGAATTGATTATTACTCGTCAAGGAGAATTTAACAACTACGATAAATCTAAGTTCTCTTCAAAAACTTCACCTATTGAAGTTGATGGTAAAGGTGCAACCAGAACTCCTGAAGCAATGGGTGCTATTAAAGCAGAATTGGAATCAGCTCCAAGCTTAGAGCCTTACGAATACAAAGCATGGGACGGAGAAACTCTTGATTTTGTTAATTCTATTCTTAGAAATTACTTAAATCCTGGAAGTTCAATAGATTCAGTTGTTAATAAGCCTGCTGCTAAAAAAGCTCCAGCAAAATCTGAACCAACTTCAGAATCTAGCGATTTTGAATTCCCAAATGAGATGGTAGGAAATCCAAGCTCTACTAACGTAGATTCTTCTGATGACCTAGATTCATTCTTAAACGACTTAGATATTTAATCTAACGTTATTTTATAAACTAAAGGGCTAATTAAACTTAGCCCTTTTTTTCTATATAATAGTATGCAGAGTCAAAAAATCACCGAAGATTTAAAGATAAAAATCAGGAGCTTGGTAAAACAAGCAATTGTAAAAGCCCATCATGAGCCAAGCAAGCATATTATTAAAGAGATGCCAGGTAGAATTACAATGGCATGTCCTTATTGTGGTGACTCGACTACTGACCATAAAAAGAAGCGTGGAAATCTCTACTGGGATACCCTACAATTCCATTGTTTTAACTGCGGCGTCCATTCAAACGCATACCAATTATTAAAAGACCATCATATAAAATTTCAAAGTACCGATGATTCTATTCAAGTTATTGACTACATTCAAGAGCATAAAATGGAAACTAATGAAATTGAAGTACTTGAACATGATGTTTTTAAATTGACTTACGATATGGCTCCTACCCGAGTAGAACTTATGGAATGGTTTAAATTTAAAGAAGTCGAACCAGGAGACCCTGCATTTTTTTATCTTAAGAATCGATTGTTGGCCACACAAATGCAACGTTTTATGTATTCGCCTAAAGATAAAAGGATTGTGGTACTCAATGTAGCCCCAAATGACAAAGTTATCGGATTTCAAACTCGTTCAATCGACAAGCGTTCTAATTCTCGTTATTTAACCTATGACCTTGAGAAGATGTACCAAGAGATTCAACGAGAGATTGTGCTGACTGATGAAGAGTTGATTGGCGTTAAGAAACTTTCAACCCTGTTTGGAGTAATGACAGTTGACTTTGAACGTGAAGTTACGATGTTTGAAGGACCTATTGATGCAATGTTTATGCAAAATTCGATTGGGCTGGCAACCGCAGGTCGTTCAACTCTTGAATTTGATGAGATACCTACAATTAGATATATGTTTGATAACGATACTACCGGTAAAAAGAAGATGATGGAAAAGATCCGAAGAGGCAAACAAATATTTACATGGGAAAAGTTCTTTAAAGATACTAAAATTGACAAGGACTGGGAAGACTTTTTGCAAAAATTGAACAAAGATGAAAGAGATAAATATCCTAAACAAATAGGTGATTTAAACGATTTGGTGATCGCGTCTTGGCTAACAAAAAATAAATGCTTAGCGCAGATTCAAAAGTATTTTACTAACTCTCGACTAGATGCATATTACCTATGATAAAAATAGATTTTTTAGAAATGGTTGCCCAAGAATTCGAAGATTTTGAAAACGAAAAAAACAAAAGAAAGAATATTAAGATGATGCTGGATTTTAGCACATCAAAATATTCACACACTGAAAAAGAATTTAAAATGACTAAGCCGCGATTAAAGGCCCGGTTAAAAAGTTCAGTGTTCATTAAGGAAAACAATAAAGGAAATTCACTTTTTTAAAAGCATCATATATGACAGATGTCAAAGACAAGATAACGCAACTTGACGAATACTTAATTAAACAGCGAGAAGATTGGACCCAAAAAATAAAGGGTTTAACTGAGGAACTTAAATTAGGTAACAATTTAGAGAGCGTAAGTGCATTCACACTTAGTTATCGACAAATATTGGTTGAACACCTCGCAACCATGGGTAATCGAATCAAAACACAAAAATCAGTAGTAGACCGAAAGTATAAAGATAAATGGATTGAGTATTATAGTTATGACTATAAACTCACCGATAAAATGCGCGAAAAATTCGTCGACGCAGACATTGCAGACGATACAAATATCCTTGAGTTATTAGTGACTCAAAAAAGTTTTTTTGAGGGATCAATTAAAACACTCGACAACATGGGCTTTGCAATCAAAAACAGGTTGGACATTAGTCGTTTATAAAAATATCAAATGAGATTTGATTTTAACATTAACGGATGACAATCAATTTTTAAGAATTGATGAAGCAACCGAAATTGAGTTAGAGCAGATTAGAATCTCTCTGACCAAAAGAATAGAAAGCTGGAGGTTTCACCCTTTAGTAAAACGCGGAGTTTGGGATGGATACGTATCATATATTAAAGATGATAAATGGATTCCAGCCGGACTTTGGCGCCATGTTATGACAATATGTAAAGAATACCGATATGAACTTAAAATCGAGGGTATTAAGAGGCTTATTGACTCCAATATTAATGCAGAACAGTTTGAGGAATGGGCTATTGACTTCTTTAAAGGCTCACAGTTTACTCCTCGTGACTATCAAATAGAAACTGCATATAACATACTAAAATTTAGAAAGTGTCTAGCAGAGCTTGCAACTTCAGCAGGTAAGACACTTATTAGCTTCTTGACCGTTGCCTACATGCTTGAAAAGGGACATGCCCAACGGATTCTTTTTATTGTACCAAACGTTTCATTGGTTGTTCAGGCTCATGAAGATTTCCATGAATATAATTGTAAAAATAGAATTGACTTAAGAATCCAACAAATATTTGCAGGACAAGAGGTTAAAAAGAACAAAAATATAATTATTGGAACCTATCAATCACTAATTAAAAAAGAACCTGCCTATTTTGCAGAGTTTGATGCAGTTATTGTCGATGAAACCCACAAGGCAAAAGGAGCCAGCATCAAAGAAATCCTGAGCAAGTGTGTTAATGCAAAATATAGGTTTGGACTTTCAGGTACAATTCCAAAAGATGGTACGCTTGACAAATTAACCCTAATGAGTCAGACTGGACCTGTTATTAGCGAAGTTAAAGCAAGTTTCTTGCAAGAGCAAGGGCATATTGCTCAATGTGTTGTTAAGGTTATTGAAATGAACTATGCAACTCCAAAGCAGCGAACAGCCTTTATGGAATTGGCACAGAATAGATATGATAATAAAGATGTGTTCTCATTAGAACAAAACTTTGTAATCACTAGTGATGCCAGACTTAATTTTATTTCAAATGTAATTTCAAGAGTACCCCGGAACTCATTGGTGCTTTTTCATCGAATAGAACATGGACAGAGACTCTATGAAAAGTTAAGGCAAGAGAGCAATAAAAGGGTATTTTATGTCGATGGCGGTACGGCCTCAGAAATCCGAGAGGAATACAAAAAGAAGATGGAGGCTGGAGATGAAATTGTAATTGTTGCAAGCTTTGGAACCTTCTCTACAGGTATCTCAATCAAGAAAATACACAACATATTTTTTACTGAATCATTCAAATCAGAGGTAATTATAAGACAATCAATTGGACGTGGACTACGACAGCATGCATCAAAAGACAAGGTATTAATTGTTGATTTTGTAGATGATATTAGAACAGTTGAATGGGATAATTATTTATATAAGCATGGAAAGGTGAGACAATCAATATACAAACAAGAGAAATTTGAATACACTGTAAAGAAAGTGGATTTTGATGGGGATATATAAACATAATAACTTAATAAAAAAACATATTAAAAATGGCACAAGTTAATAGAATTTCTTCATTTAAGAGCTTTACTGAGGTTAAAAACCAGGAGGCTACAATGAAACTAAGAGAAACAAACAATGCAAAAAGACAGGAAACTGTTGGTAAAATTGGAGCAATCCTTGATGAAATGGGACTAACTTCTCTATCTGAATTGGATGAAGAGAAAAAACAAGCACTAATTAACAAAATGTTTGGGAATGTTTCAGAAGATGAAGCAGAAGATATTGAAGACGAACTTAATAAACTAGGAGAACCTGAAGAACTTGAAGAGGGAAATGCATTTATTTATGCGGCTGCAAAGGCTAAAAATGCTGGAAAGAAAACGTTTCAGTTTAATGGTAAAACATATAAAGTAACCCTAAAAACTGATACAGGTCTTAAAGAAGGTAGTGAGTTTGGAGAAGATGAATTTGAAGTTGATGGAGAGACTTACGAAATTGAAGAGGCTAAAAGAACCAAATTTACTGGTAAAACCGCAAACGACCTTTATACTCAAATTGGTGGAAAACCTGTAGAAGTTTTTGTTGGAAATGATTGGTACTCAGTTAACCCTGCAGAATTAAAAGGTGACAAAGGTGATTCTTTTATAGGATATACTCAAGATGGTTCTGACCATGAGTTCTATCTTAAAGATATTAGTTTTATACAAGAATCCGTAGAATCTATTGATGAAGCCCGTTCAATTGCTAAAATTCAATATGACTGGTCTAAACTGACAACTTCAATGCAGGCTACCGCTCAAAATTGGAAAGCTGCCGAAGGTTCCGCTAAAGAAATGTTACTTGGAAAATTAAAAGAGATGACCGCTCAAAAGAAAGCCCTAGAAGCTGAATTGGATGCGACAATCTCTGATAAAGACAAAGACCTAGAATTAGTAGTTTCTGAAGCATTCAACCGATTACCAAAAGATGTTATTGGTAATGAATTATATTTAGCTTCAAAAAATCTAGCTAATTTCTATCAAAATACTTCAGCAGGTCGCGATATTGATACTGGTGTAATCGATACTATCATTAGAAACTTAGAAAAAGTTAAAAAATCTGTAAAGAAATTTAACAGTAAAGAAGAAGTTGCTGGAACTGTTTATGAAGGAGAAGTATTATTATTTGATGAAATAGGAACGGAATTAGAAGCTCTTAAAAAGAAAATATCTGGCTTAATGAAAAGCGCAACAGATAAAAAATGGGTTTCAGCGTTAGGTGCTGCTTCATCTGCACTTTCTAACTTAGATAGAAATTTAAGTCAATCAGATTCTAAATTAGGAGCTATTATTACTGAAGCTAATCTATATGAAGCTAAAGCAAAAGACCTAAAACCAAATCATAAATACACATCAGACTACGGTGAAGTTACATTCATCAAATTAAATCCTGATGGTAAAACTATGAAGTTGCATTCAAAAGAAACTGGAGAAATTAAAACAGATATTTCAAGTGCATACAATATGGAATTAATTGAATCAGTAGTTAATGAAGCTGAAAAATTCAAATCAACTGAAGATTTTGAAGAGTTCTTAGAGGAAATTGATGGTATGCCAGAGGTTAGAATTAAAAGAATCATGGGTAAAGATTACATCGATACTCCAGGAGGTTTCAGAGATGAGGCAGATGATTACGATAATGACATCGAAGAGTATACCCTTTCTAACATGGGTCGTAAAGAGTTTGATAAACTTAGAACATGGTGGGAAAACAATGTTCAAGAATCTTTAACTGAAGGTCAAGATCCAAGCGCAGAAAAAACAAGTAGAGCTGAACAATTAAAAAAATTAAAAGCCTTTAAAGCTCGCCAAGAAGAAACAGAAAAACTTAAAAAACTACAAGCAAAAAGAGCTAAAGCCGCTGGATCTGCTAAAGAATCTGTAGTTGTTGAAGGTAAAGATGATTATATGGCCAGATCTGGAAGTGCAGATATCAACATAAAAAAAGGTTATAAGCATTTAGTTGAATATGAGTTAGAAGACCTTTATAATAAATTAGGAGCATTATCAAAAGAATATAAAATTAAAGGAATTACAGCTACATTTGAATCTATAGTTACTGAAGCTGAAGTTAGTTCTGATGACGAATTTAAAGAATACGCAATGAGCGTTTTGAAAAAAGCATTTGGAGATGACTTTGATGAGGCTAAAGCTGGAGAAGTAGTTGATGGAATTCTTAAAAAATGCGGAGATGATTACGGAGCTGCAGTTGGAATGCTAACAAGTTCTTTAGGAGAATCAGTAGTTACTGAAGCATTTGATGCAGATAAAAGAGTTGCTGAATTAGCTAAATTATTAAAGAAACAAAAATTTGTAGGGTCAGTATATCCAGAAGGAGATACAATTAAAGTGTTCGTAGATTCTGGTGATGTAGGAACTACAATGATGTGGGATGATGACGAACCTGGTAAAGTTAGAATGGAATGTGAAGACGATTCATATTCAGAAACTATTGATGACAATAACAATACAATATTAAACTTCTTTTCAAATCTTGATGATTCAGTTGACGAGTCCGCTACCAATGAAGCATTTGATGCAAACTACTGGGAAGATTATCATGAGAAATCTCCAAAAATAACATCTGCATCTAAAGTAGCAAATGCTGTTGAAGATTGTGTTTGGGATTGGAATGATAATAATGAAAATGGAAAAGAAAATGAAGTTAGTAAAACTGGAGAAAAGAAAGTAATGAACTTGGCATATGACTTTTTTAAAGCAAAAGGATATATCTCATTTGATATTATTGATGCAATGATCGCTCAGGAATCTTAAAAATAATCTAAATAAATAATACCTGATGTTTTACCATGTCAGGTATTTTT